TCCTAAAGTCCAAAAAAAAACCGATGCACCAAACACTACATTTAAAGGTGCGTACTTCATTACATCTGAATAGTTAGCAGTTCCGTTGTACTCTTCTATTTCGTATTTTTCTCCTTTACGCTTTGTTATAGGTCTATACATTGCTGCCATAGCTTTATGCATCGTGTCCCAATCTGTTAGGTTGCGTTCTATATCGATATACTCACCCCAAGATATATTCTCTAAATCAGGTACAAATCCAAACTCTAAATCTCCTATCTTAAATTTGTGTTCAAACTTTTGCTTCCCAGAAAACAATTTATTGAAGTGGCTAACCATATCAGAAATATCAGATGCTTTGATTTTTATAACATCCTTTAATTCTATGCCGCAAAATAACTCTATCATTTTCTCAGCTACAAATTCCTCATCATTTGAGTTCTCAGCTACCTTTCTAAACTCTTGGTAGTGCTTTAATGGAATCTCACTTAGTGACGTTGGTATAAGCAATTCTAACTTCATATTTTTATAACTTTTATTTATCCTTATTGTTATACATAACTGCAATGCTATAGGCTTCGTTTAAGAGCATTACATCTCTTCTCATTCTCATTGGATTGTCAAATATTATTTTTACCCTTACACGCTTTCTATCGTATATGTAGTCCTGTACTATTGCTATCATTTCCTCAACGGATGGCGTATGTCCCATAGCTATTGTTTAATCCTAAAGTTTCCATTTCGTGATACCGTAGCGCATCTATAATGTGGTCGTTGCCACCTGCAGGTTTATTTAATCTTACTCCTGTTCTATCCGTGTCCCAACAGTAGCTTCTAAGTTCTTTGATTAGATTAGTGCTATCAGACGTTACTAAATACTCTTGGCGTTGCATTACATCTATTCCGTAATTAATCGAATCCTTTCCTTTCGTAACTCCTTTAATCGTTATTCCTTGCCTTCTTATTTCTTCTATACTTTTAGGTTCGGCACTATCAGCATATACTACTACGTTTTTTTGTAGTTCTTTAGCTATGTCAGAATTAAGCATACCGGTACGATATACCTTTTCTCTTACTATTCTTTGTCCGTTGTATTGATATATTTCCACTATCGCAGTAGGGTCTACGCTATAACCAAAGTCTAACCCTATGCCAATTAATCGTGCCTCAATCGGAATCGTGTCGATTATCTTCCAATTATTAAACACTACTCCTTCTAAGCTACCTACTAAACCAAGTCCGTAAACGTTCCACCAATTCCTCCAATACTCAGAAGTTTTAGCTTTCTCCTTGTTCTTTTCTATTTGGTCTATTATGGATTGGTCTAAGGCTTCGTTATCCTTGTAGGTTAGAATTATGAAGTCGCTATCTGGTTCATCTTTTAGTTCCGTATGTACCCAAAACTCATTCGCAGGATTAAAGTCTAAAAATACCTCTCTCTTCGTTCTAATCGATAACTCATTGTACGCTTCAAAAGTGACATTATTGCACTCGTTAATATATAGTATATCCCTACGAGCGCCACGCAGCTTAGACGCATCGTCAGCACTAAAGAATTCCATAACGCTCCCATTCGCAAATTCATATCTTAAAAGTGATTTATTAAAGTTTGCATCTACATATCTATTAGTCCACCTCATTATCTTTAAGAAGTCTTTTAATGCACCTCTTCTTAAATGTGGTATTGTTTCAGCTACTATACTAATCTCAGTAGTATTCTTTAATGCTTTGTCTATTAATACTGCTAAAATAGAATACGTTTTCGAAGCAGAAGTCCCGCCTTGAATTATTTTAGTTCGTCTTTTTAAAGATAAAACCTTATTCGTTGCTGTTGTCCTCTGAAACATCTGGGAATAAAGGTATTTCAATATTATGCTGCTCTATCTGCTGAACAGGTGCGCCATATCCTGAATCCATCAAAGCCTTATACGCTGCTACATCTCCTTCACGTGCTTTCTTAATCAATGCCAAAGTCATTAAATCTTCCTGCGACATTGTTTCGTTTTCGCCTGTCAAAGGATTCTTTAGGTTCTGATTAACTTCTAACCATTGTCTTGCTATTGTGCTTCTATTACGGCTCCCTTTCGGTCTTCCTGCAGGGTTTCCGCTTTCGCCTTTCTTGAATGGTATTAAATCTTCTTTGCTCATTCTGTTTTTGTTCTGTTATTTTAATTCAACTCCATTACGTTTAATAACTAAACTCGGGTCGAGTTTTTTCATTCGGTCAATTATAACTTGGCAATATTTTGGGTCTAATTCCATTCCGTAGCACTTGCGATTAAGTTGGTGCGCTGCAACCATTGTTGTTCCACTTCCTAAAAATAAATCTAAAACACTATTTCCTTTTGTTTTACTTGTAATGTCTGAAACTATACTTAAAGGTTTAACTGTTGGATGATTTACTTCTTTATCTGGTCTTTCTGAATAATCAAAAGTATAAACATCGTGTTTGTAATTTTCTTTTATGTATTCAGGTTTGCCATTCTCAAATAATGCAATTATTTCACTTGTCAATATCCAACTTTGCCACGGAAAGCCCATTCTGTTTGGCTTGTATATTGTTAAAATTCTTTTGAAATTTATACCTTCAGTACATTTGAAAAATCTATCTAATCTTGATGGACTAAAACATAAAGCCAAAACTGCATTTTTAGAAAATAAAATCATATTTTGAAAAGCACCTTGTAAAACATTTTCCCATTCATCATCTCCGTCATTTTCTAATCCTTCTTTTCCAAAAGTAGTTCCTTTATAAGACATTCCATAAGGCGGGTCTGTAAATACCATATCCGCTTTATCTCCATTCATCAACTTTGCCACTTGGTCGCTATCTGTACTATCTCCGCAAAGTAAACGGTGTTCGCCTATCTCGAATAAGTCTCCTAAAACAATATCTGTTTCTATTCCACCCTCAGGAACACTAAAGTCATCTTCTTCGGCTTCGAGTTCTGTTACGCTTAAATCAACAGGTAAATCTAATCCCCAATCTTGTATCTTTTCGGTGTCCCATTCATTCGCTAACATATCCCAATCCCATTCTCCAAAACCTACGTTATCTTTTACTATAAATTCGTCTTTCTGTTGCTCGGTAAGATTATCAGCCTTGACAATAAATACTTCTTTTAACCCTGCTTCTTTACACGCTTTTAAACGCATATTGCCGCCTAACACTATATTGTTCTCATCTACTACGATAGGTCGTATCTCAAGCATCTGTGGAAAGTCCTGTATAGACTTTACTAACTTTTTAAACTTATCGTCTTTAATTAGACGTGGATTCTTTGGGTTCGTCTTTACCTCGCTTATTTTTACTTTTTCTACTTTCATATTAGTTCAGTGAGTAATTATAACTTCTATATTCTTCATAGTTTACCTCTTCCAGATGGATAAGATTAATCTCTTTATCATAGAATAATACATACTTAGCTTCAGCAATTGCCATAGTGAGTTTTAAGCTATTCCATACTTGTCTATGGAGTTCTGGGTTTATAACTACTAAATAATAGTTAGTTTCCACTTTTGTTTTGTTCGGCTGCTTTAACATTGTTCGTGTTTTCGTTAAAACTTGAAACGCATACGGCAAATCTTTGGTCTATATCTGTGTATTCACTAACCATTGTATTATCTGCCATACATCGTTTAATAAATTCTTTCTCCGTTTCTGAAGATGTAGGATTAGGAATTGGCATCTTGTTCGTCTTTATATTGGTTGTATACTTTCTTCAACTGATTAAGAATATCTCTCCAACAACTTGAGCAGCTTGTAGGCTCTCTGTTTATATTTAAAACTCTATTGTAAACTTTGAGTAGTTCGTGTTGGTCGCTCGGTGCTATTTCAGCAGTATTCTTACCAAAGAAAGTATCTAATACATTATATTCGTCTTCAGTTAGGCAGCTAATTTTTCTGTAAGGAAATAGTTCGTTTAGCTTCTTCTTACGCTCGTCGCACTTACAATCTTCACCTAATACAAATTTGGCAATTTTAGCTATTCCTGTTGATTCTAATACTTGTTCAACTGTATCACCTAATCCTTGTGGTTTTTTTCTTGGTCTTCCCATATCAATTAATTTTAACTAAATTAAATTTATTCTTTTCTTTTAATACTTGATGTCTTGCAGAACTATAATTAATTCCTAGAGCATTACACGCCTCTTTAATTGTATCAAAAAAGAATCCTGTTTCTAAATGCAATACTTGTTTAGCATATGGATTTTTTAATCCATTTTGATTTCTAACACCTTTATCACATTTAAATTTTTCTTGATAAAATTTTTCTACTTGTAATGCTGAATTTAAATCTTCTGTTTGTAATAAAATACCAATATTAGAAACGTCAAATTTACTTTTGCTTTTGTGTTTTAATAATCTCTTATGTAAATTATGAGTTACACCTACATAGTTTTCATTAATAATATGATAAACAATAAATGTTTCATCTTTTAAGTTATGTAGTTTACACATTTTTTTTCGTTTTATTAGTTCCTAATTCTTTAATCAATAATTCTAAATGTACTATTCTTTCTAAAAAGTGTTTTGCATCTAATAAGTTAACATTTTCGCCTTGCAGACTATTTGCAAATGCTACATAAGCTAACTCCTTTTGGTTTTCTAAATACGCTTTTATCGTCTTCATTTGTTATCTATTAAGTTCATATATCTTTCTTTTAGTTGGTCAAATTCTTCCTGTAGCTTTTCGTGTTTCTGTACCAACTGATAATATTTATCAATCAACTCAGCGTAATTATTTCTAATCTCACTCAAACTATGGTATGTATTTTCAGATTCTTTCATAATCTCCATTCAAATAATCTTCGTAGTCTTCTCCTACATTCTCAATCAAACGTTGCTTACAGTGCTTTATAGTGTGAAATATAGACGTTACAGATATTTTAGTTAACGCAGATAACTCACGCATAGAATGATTGTTTTCTTTATATAACTTAAACAACATCGTATCGTACCAATGCCAAGAATCTATCTCCATATATATCTTTAACTCAATATCGTTTTTAGCTTTCTCCATTCCGGTAACCTCAATATCCTTTATATCTAAAGCATCGTTTACAGTTACTTTTTCAATCTTAGATTTTTGTTTACAATAGTCTACATAAATATTACGTAATACAAACCATATAAAACCTTGATTTACTTGTCCGTCTTTTATTATCTTTTCTGGGTTCGTGTATTTGTAGATTCTTAAATACATCTCCTGCACTATGTCTTCTGAGTATCGGTCTTCTCCAAAGGATTTAACTACCGATATAAAGTGCTTGTGGTGTTTTGCTACCGATGCTAACCACTCCGAACTATTCTCAGTTGTCTTCGTTTCTATACAATCGGCTAATAACATACACCCAAATTAAATCTATAACCTTATAAACATATTTCATTCCTCAGGGTTTAGCCTTAAAAATAGAATCAATGTGTTTTGATAATTCTTTTTTAAGTCTATTTTCCCTCTTTATTTCTGAATTATATATTTTTTCAAATTTTTTGCTATCAAAAAAATTCATACCAATTTTAGTATAATTTCTAACGCTTTCTTTTGCTTCTAAATAAGAATCCAATAGATAAATAAATTTTTCTCCTTCTGTCATTCCTCAGGGTTTAATCTTTCAAAAGCCATACCATCGTACATATAATTTAAGAACCAATCACAAGTACGTCTCTTCATCCTGTATGCCCTGTGCATTTCGTCTTTTACTATCTTCCTACCCATATATCATAAATAAAGATGCTCAAAGCTATCAAATTCAAAGCTCCAATTACTAAAAATATTACTGCTAAATTAAAATATTCCATCTTAAATGCTAACATACTAAGTCCTAACATAAAAAATGCTTGAATCAAAAGGTATATAAATATTATTTCTCGTTCCATAATCTTTCGTAATAATTTTGTTTTTGCAAAGATAGATTTTCTTTTGATAAATCAGATGGCTTTAAATAAGACGTTTTAATCGTACTTCTTTCTATTGGATATACTTTGCTATTACTATCAGTAGAAAGTGCCTTAGAAACGAGTAAAACAAGTATTACGCTAAATACAACAAACATTGTAGCGTGATAGATTTTTAGTTCTGTGCTTTTCATAGTTCTATTCCTCCATCTTTAGCCATCTCCCACAATTTATCACGCGCATCCTGTAACGCATTATATGTATCGTCGGTTATATTCTCTTCGTATTTTAATCGTCCTCTTAAATATTGGTCGAACTCGTGAAGAACTACGCTCATATCTACCGCCTTGTTTACAAGATTGTATTCGTGTGCGTCTTCAGGTAGGTTAAATTCTAATATTGCTTTCATATCAGTCTCTATTATTCCAATTGTTTAACACATCTATAATTTCTTCCCAATCAATTTGGTCTCTCATCTGCGCTTCGATTGCGTTACATTCTTCTTCTGAGAAAACATAAGGATAATAAATTCCTGTAATACCGTTCCATTTCGCTCCTTGAATGCTTTCAAAGATAAACTCTGGGGTGTCAGTTGCTAAATCATAGCCGTAACTGTATTCGGCTTTAGCTGAGAATATCTCTATTACTCCTTTTGCATAGACGATTTCTAATTCAAACTCTTTCTGAGTTCCTGTAAAGTTTTGGATTTCTACTTTCATAATTTTTCTGTTTTGTTGGTTCAAATATATATTTAATTTTTAAAGTCTTTTATCTTTTGCTTATATTTTTCTATAATCTCTTTTAATTCTTCTCTTGTAAACTTTCGTGTTTTCATCGCATCAATGCTTAAACGTTCAAATTCTTCATATCCTAACTTAGCTAAAAGATTTTCACGGTAAGGTAAAAGATTGCCAGATAAAAACGAATTGCAATACTCACATTGTAAATGTACATTGCGCTCATCGAACCTTACATTGAAGTGTCCACCTGCTGAATAGAAATGTCCTGCGTTTCCTTTCTTAGGAGTTTTACCGCAACTCACGCATAAATTACCCTCGTCTCTTAATCTGATATACTTGTTAAATACTTGCTGCGCTACTTTCATTAAATCTTGCACAGTAGTTAATTCGTCTTTTAATACCTTTTTACGTTCATTCCACGCTTTACTCTTCTTTTGTGTAGTATGTTCAATAGCACAACTTAACGAACAGGTGCTTTGTGCAGTAGTGTATACCGGTGTAAATTCGTTTTTACATACTTTGCATTTCTTAGCTTTCATATTTTTATGGCATTATGTATAGAAATTAATGTATATGTCTTTTCAATTTTGTTACTATTTTCAAATTCTGTTTGTTTAGGCATTGAATTATTAGTAATCCAATTTGGTTTTATATCATTTATATTGAAAACAAATATTCCTTCTGGTGTTGAATTTATATAAAGAGCCTTGCAATTCATTTTGTTTAAACTATCATATTTAATTTTTTCAAGCATTAAATTATCGTAGTGTTTATTTCTACATTTTAATTCAATTACGCATTTATATGTTGAACTAAAACAATCATAACTTGAAAATTTATCTTCGCTTTTTGTTAAATCGTATATATAATATTTTTTTAAATAATTAAATAATTGTTCTTCATTCATAACAACTGTTTAAATTCATTATTTTCTCGCTTTAATTTTAAATACTCAGTATGGTACTGAGCAAGTCTTTTAATTAGCTGCTTATTCTCGTCTTCCATAGCACTTAAAGTATCTCTGGTTTCACTCATCCATATTTCGTATTTCTCTAAGGTTTCTATTAAATCTTTTCTGTGTTCGTGTTTCTCTCGTAAATCTTGTAGAGAAAGTCGGATGCTTCCTATAATCGCATTTAAGGAAGTCTTAGCGTGTATTACATCAAATAAATTCATATTAAAAAGGGAGTTTATCGTCAAAGTTACTATTATGTTCTAATGCTCTGTAAAAAGATTGGGTTTCATTATTCATTATATTATTTCGTCTTTTTATAGGGTCGATACCACCAATCTTAAATCCTAAACCACTATTAAAATCAAATAACAAAGGCATACCTAACTCAGTACATTGACCACCTGTATCTCTATCTTTAATTTTTTCTATGTCTATCATTGTAGAATATTTCATTGTAGGATGTTTAACTAACCTGTGAATGATTAACATATCGTCACATCGATTTAAGAAAGGTTTACCGCCTTCTATATGTGCTTTAAGTGGTGGTTTCAAATGCCCTTTCCATTCAGGGAAATCATCTCCGTATAACATACCACTTCTACCACTTTCTGAGTTAGGATGTGTTGATACATACAAAGTCTTTCCAGATTGATTACAGAATTGTCTTGTAGTATTTAAAAATTCATAATTATCTGAATGCTGCATACCTCTATCTAATCCTGTAAATGGGTCGATAAATCCTATATCTGCATCTGTAGAACCAATGATATCTAAAACTTCTTTTGGCTTATATAGTTTTTCATTGCTTAAAAATTTAAAATAGTATTCAATAAATGATTCGTGTTTACGTATCTCATCATAAGTTAAATCCTTAAAATGTTTGCCTGAATACATTTGTATTAAATCACGCATCACTTGACCACTTGAGTTTTCACCCATCCAAACAACTGTTTTTAAATCGTGATTAGTAGCTAACGCAAGAAAGTACCATTCCATCCAATAAGACTTACCTACATTATCGTGTCCTAAAACTATATTTAGCTGCTTACGTTTAAATCTAATGTAGTCATCTAATACGCATCCTATACCCAAACCTTGAGATATCTTACCGCTCTTATAGTCGTTTAAGTATTTTGTGCTATGTCCTGTTGATAGTATCATTTGTTTAGTTGTTTCATAACGTGTTCGTATCTTATTTGTTCTTCAGATTTAGCTATCTGTTTAGGTTGTTTAGGCAAATATGAAATTGTGTTACTTAAAGTAGACTTCCAATTTACAATTTTAATCAATTTACCACTCTTCTCCTTACACCAATTATTAACTAACCAACTTTGATGTTTAAGTTTTAACGCTTCAATAGAAGCATCTTCAACTAAAGACAAACCATAAGCTACAAAATCTTCAACAGAGGGTATATGTTGTTTATTGTTATTTGTTTCTTGTTTATTTATACTAACAGTGCTTTGACTGTGCTTTGTACTATGCTTTGACAATGCTTTGTCTAATGCTTTGGTAGGTGCTTTGGTATTTTTTACAATAGCAACTATGTTAGAAGAATACTGATTTTTGCTTATCTCAATCATTTCTATAAAGCCAAAATCCACAAGGTCATTTAATCCTGATGAATATGTTCTCCAATTTTTAACTCCTATTGCTTCCATAACCATTTGAGATGGAAGTCCAAATTTATCTTTCCATCCTAATCTATTGCAATGCTCGATAGAAAAATAATATATAGCATAGTGTATTGGTTTTATTTTGTCAGGATTCTCAAAAGCCCAATCACAAAAATTTCTACTTAGTTCATATCCGTTCATATCTTAATTAATTGAATATGGTTAATATTAACTAACAGTCTATAATCAGCTTCTAAACCAATTGATTTATTCCTGTGTCTTACTTCTTGATTGTATTCAACTAATTCAATCCAATCTCCTTTTCTTTCTTTGTTTAAAATCTCGTCAAAAGATTCTTCTACATTAAGAACTCCATTTGTTAAAACAATTTTTGCCATAATAATAATTTTAAATAACAAACCCCGATAAATCCGTAGGAGTCTCACGTCTACTTCATTATCAGGGTTCAATAACTTCTTGAGGTTAACTATGTTTGAGACTCTAACCTTGCAGCAAATATAATTAAATTTATTTACATACTAAAAAGGCAATCCAGAACTTTCGTTTCTAATCTTGTCCGAAGTATTCTCCATCTTTTTAAATGGTTCTTGTATCTTACCTGAGAAGAACTTACCTGCTTTACCATCTTTAATCCATAGACTAATTTCTAATTCTCTTCCGTCTACATTTATAGTTCCTCTGTAATCAGGATGTTTTTCGTTTTCTTTCTTGTTATTCTTAAAAATAACTGCCGTGTTCGTGTTGTCGTAACTCATTTTTACTTTTGTTTTTGATTATTATTATTTTTACTTTCTTTCATTTCGTAATATAAATCTTCTAATTTATGATTTAATATATACCATTCTTCTTTTGTAATATCTTCAGGAACCATTATTTCAAAAGATAAAGTATAATATTCAATTAATGTATCGTGGTTTATATAATGTTCTGATATTTTAAGACTACTTCTACTCATTTTACTTTGTTTTTAAATTATACTTTTTAATTGTTCGTAGTAGTTTCTAGAAAGTTCTACTTTCTCTTTAATCTGTTCGATAGCCTGTTCGTCTCTTTCTACGATAAATCTTTTAATTCGTAGGTTGTTAGGAATATGGTCGAACGTGTGTTGAGATTGTACCGCCTCACGCAAATCTAAATCCTCATCAATTAATCCTGCTTTCCAATGCGCTCTACGAACCTCATCTTCTACGATTTGGTGCGGTGTATTCATTAAGCAGTAAACTAATTCAGAACTATCCATTCCGGTAAGAAACATATATCCTTGCAGTTGCCAAAAATAATCTTTATTCTTTAACTCAGTATCGAATAATGGAAAAGTAGAACCATCCCAAGAGCATTTTATATCAGCAAGTAAGTCTTTTGTAATTACATCGGGTTCGCCTGTGAGCCATTCGTTATTATATCGTTCCGTGTTTTTAACCACAAACTCCCATCCTAAGACTTGACCTGCAAACTCTATTGCCTCATCTTCCATCTGTAAACCTTTGTCTGTATATCTACTCCAAAACTCTTTAGCTATTCCTAACTCCTTTTCTTTAAAGTAATCTTGAATATAAGTCTTTGCAGTTTCAGATAGAACCTCTCCCTTTGTTCTGGGAGAAGTCATTATCTTACCTATTGCGCTACATCTAATCTTCATAACAACAACATTGCCTTAGTTTGTAACTCAGTTAATTCATATCCTTTCAAAGCATTCTTAAACTGCTCAGTAGTTAACTCTCCGTTTGATACTTTAGCAAGTCCAGATTCAAAACGTTCCTGAGGAAATAATTTACTTACCGCTTCTCGTGCCGTGTTTCCATCGTCATCCACCGCCTGAAGCGTGAGCAGAGTTTGGAGTGACCCTCTTCGGTAGTAAGTAATCGAAGCAATTAATTTCTGTGGGTCGGTAATCATTGGAAGAACTAAACTGCTTTCTATCTTGTCTCCGTTTTCAATGTCTATTATCTGAGTGCATACCTTGCCGTCTAAGATGGGTTGTAAGAGTATTAAACCGTGTTTTAATAGGATTGGTTCGGTAGCTTCTAAAATAGCGTTTAAATCAGCGTATTTTTTATTAAAGAAAGGATTGTTAGAACCTTTAGTAACTTTACCTATCTCTTGCTTTGCTTTCCATAGCTTAGTGTAGATAGTTTCGCTTTTCGGTAGAACGTCTACCACTTCTTCTTTTTTCATAGTTATTCTGTTTTTAATTGTTTACAAATATAGTATTTATTAACTTATAGCATACCTTCAGCAGCTAATTTTTTTTTAATTAATCGTTCTAAATAAATTAAAGAGTTCTTTTCGTTCTCGCTTGAATCGTTTGAGTAAGGTACGCTCAAGTCTATGCAGTTCATTATCTTATCAATCTTTTCTTTTAGCACATAATCAAATCCGTTATTGGCTTGTCTAACTACTTTTAAAGCGTGAATAACTGTGCTATGGTCTTTGTCAAAGAACTTACCTGCTTTGCTCAGGTGCATATTTTCTATTGCTAACCAAACCATACCTAACTGCCGCCATTGCATTACTTCTCGTTTGCGTGATACTTGTCTAAGATACTCCAGAGAGAAAGGACAAGCTATTAGAAAATCTTCAAACACGAATCGTGTATTTTTAGGGAATGAGTTCTTTGTGTCTGTAATTGATTGTATGTTATAATTCATTTTTTTGGTTTTATGTATTTAATAAAGTAATCACATTCACCTTTTTCGTTAGGCTTTATGTCTGCGTATGTTTGCCAATATTTAGATGGTTCTGCCATATACCGGTAACATTCTTTTTTTAGTTTGCAAGTTTCATTTTTGCACATTGCTATATCTGGCATCTTACTCTGATTTAAAGGTTTCGTTGTAGTATTCTTCATTAGTTAAATTTCCTGTATGAAAAATATCTTGTCTTGCTTTCATTATCTGCTCTTTCTCCATTTCTTTGGCTTGTTGAAATATATTAGATAATTCATTAAGCATTTGACTAATTGAAATAATACCTTTTCCTCTCTGTATCTCTAATTGCATTGCTTGTTCTGCGTACCATTCTACTGCTGTTTTCATATCTCACTTATATCTGTTATTAAACCTTTCCATAATTGGAATTTATCTTTAGCATCTGACTGAGTGTGTGCGCTTACAATTAAGTAACGCTCTTCCCATCTCTTTAGCTTTACCTTGTATGTTATCTTAAATCTTTTCATAGCTTTTTATTTCTGAGATTCTGTTAACTAATTGAGCGTTGTAATTATCCCAATATCTTTTTAAGTCTCCGTGTCTTACTCCGTTGTTAGGTATAAACTCGTTTTCTAATGTAGTAGGCTTTACGTGTTGGTTAAATGCCTCTGTTACTTTCTTAAATACGTTCCGTGTTTTCATAATGACAATATTAGTTTGTGGTACTCTTTAATTAAATTTTCTAATCTGTTTAGTGTTTCTTCTGAATAAACATCTATATTTTCTTGTCGCTCAATCTCCAATTGCTCAACGTACTTTGTTAAATCTTCTTTCATATCTCATCAAGACTTTTAAGTTTATCAATCACTATCTGGTAGCTTCTCCATAATCTACCTAATCCACGTTGGCAGGTATCAATAACATTCTCTGAATGCTCGTGAAAGTTGTTAGGGATAGCTATCTCTGCATTGTACCGTAGCATATTATCTATTCGGTTCTGCATTCCTTCGCATAAGTAAAGCAATTCGTTTGCTTTTGCGTGAAGTTCTAAGGCTTCTTTAATCTGTTTTTTCATCTGTTTTATATTATTGTTTCGACAAAAATAATGCAATTGTTTATAACTGCAATACTTTTAAACAAATTATTTTAATTATTTTAAAAAAACAAAGGGAGAATGTTCCCAAACTCCCTTTCTTACCTAAACAAAACAGATTGTACTTTACGAAAAAAGTTTTACTAAGGTAGCTATTTTATATTACTACGAAGTTTAAATTGTAAATAACCAATGTAAGTTTTGTTATTAATAGTAAACTTCTTATTGCAAATCTTTCTATCTGAGCATTGCATTCTATGTTGAATAGTTCCTGCGGCAGTTGTGTACATACTTTTATAGTGTGGTAGATTTCCACAGTTAGGACATTCAAACTTTTCCCCACCTCTTAATACCGCATAATTTACTTTTTGCTTTGTATATGGTTCTAATTTGTGGTAAACCTTTTCAAGTACAATAACATCCATATCACAATACTCTACCATTCGCTTTAATGCATCAGCATCTTTATTAAAAATGATAGCTTTCCACATATCCATACCTTCGTGCTTCAGCTTCGCACCAACTCCGAGAAATTTAGCAATATAATCTAACTTGTTTGAATTGAAATTAAACTGACTTTTAGCGTGTTTAAGCGT